CTATGGCATGTCTAGCCAATTCTCGTTGACTTTGATCTAGTCCCTGAGACGAAGTTTCAAAATAGTCACTGAATTGTTTTATCTTATAATCAAAATTTGACACCAGCTGTTTGACTGGTTTTGAATCCAGTTTAGTCCAGTTGGCATCGTTAAATATTTCTGCACCTAATTGATTTACAAGGCTGGTCCAGTTGTAAGATTTGTAAGAAACAATATCTCCCAGTTTGTAATCTTTGAACGGTTGCCAAATCTGTATATCAACATTGTCGAATAAAAATCCTGGGCTGGTATAGTCTCCGTCCCAATCCACTGTGCGGAAGGCCTGCATTTTAATACGACCTTGACGATATCCAGTAGGCTTGTCATAGATTATGTCATTGAACACTGTGCGATCATCAAATACAGTAACGTGTTCTTTTATTACATAATGCAGTCTTGCATAATAAATGCCGTCAGTGGTGTTTGTGGTTTCTATATCCAGGGATTGAAAACTTCTATTAATGTTAAGGAATCTTGGAGCCAGCGGAGTTCCGTCTCCCTTGAGAATCTGATAGTCATAAAAACCGTCAAGCAGATTGTCTGGTGTTCCTACAGGTATAGAAATTTTTAATTTTTGTGCAGATGGGCTTAGGGCAATAATAGCACCTAGGTCCCAATTGTGCTTAGACCAAAACATGAATTCTTTAGCAGCACTGAGCCAATCCTGACTGGTGGCGTTCTGGGGATCGTAACTATCAAATACAATACCTTGTGTTTTAAGATAGCTTTCATATCCTAACAACAGATCCACCACTTCCTGTATGCTGGTCAGCAGTGTTCCATAACTGATTTGTTTTACAGTAATGGTGTTGAATGTTCGTCTACGTTGCGCTTCAATTGCACCTATCTTAGGCACATTCCCTAACTTTTGCCAAACACTTCGATCAAAGTCTCCGCTGCTGCGGTGAGTTTTTAATGCTCGATAAAAATTACTCTGATATCTTATTAACGTACCGTTGTTATAATTCTTATCTTCTATCCAATCTGTAAATGCTTCACTGACTCCACCCACGGAGATTACGGGATCTTTACTGCTGGCCTGAGCCGGATGATAGTTAAAGTAAGGATGAATATCGTCATACCCTGCTACAATCCAGCCGCCTGATGTTTTTTCTAATCTCACACCACTGTAACTAACTGTAGATACTGGACTACTAATGTTAAACACAATATCGTAATTTTCTGGAGGGATAAAGATACTAGAAGTAGTTGCCGAAGGATTTTTCGAATCTAACAAATATTTTTGCTGTTGTTGATCCACAAACCCGCTCATTCTAAAACTCAAGGCCACATCTAATTTTTCTATTTTAACCTGCAGGCTATCCTTAGATAATCCTTGAGATGTAGTATAACTGGTTAGATATTTTACCAATCCAACTGCTGTAGAATCTGTCACAAAGGGTGCAATGTCTGCAATAGTCACGAACAACCCTGTGGTAGAATTTATGTACTGGTCTAATTTGTTTTTTATGATTCTTGATCTATCAAAATTGTCAGGGATATATTCGAATGGTTTCATCAAACACATAGCAGTAACAATTGCATATGGCCATTCAGAACTAGATCTCCATGCGTACTCTGCTGGACTTACATCCCCTAATACAAAAGGTCCGCGATTGTTGATTAATGAAAAATCCTGTGCAAGATTAGAATCCAGCGGACTCAGTAACTTTCCGTCGCCGTCTACAGGGATGTGTGAAACAAGGCCGGGCCGCTTGTATCTGTCATATCTGCCAGCTCGAACGCCTTGTCGAATTATTCCAGCTTCAAGGTCTTCCCATAAAACTAAATTGTTACTGGTATACGGTGCTGACCCGTATTCTGCCTGCCACCAAGAAGGTCGCTGACTAAACCCTAACATCTCCCAAGGGCAGCGATGCGGTCTATCAGTGTCATAGAAATGCTGATACACTCCTCTCCACCAGCCAGGGATATTTTTAGTTTTGGTGGGGTCTGACATGTTGGAATACGTATAGGTAAATGAGTTTTCGCTGTCGAAATACTCATTTGTTGTATAATTGATATTGGTATTCTGAATCCATTTTAAAAAATCTTGTACCACAATCATATCTAACTGATTCTTAGAATATTCGCCTACTCCGTAATAACCGGCTAATATTTGATCTATATCAAATACTGCAGAATTATATTCTTGTTTGATATTATTGTAGATACGTAATTCTAGTTCCAACAATAGATCATCTCTAAAATCACCAAAGGATGCAGTGATACTGCCGTCGTGTCCTTGTATAACATACCTCGGTTCTTGGTATGTGTCATCAAGAAATTTCATAGGGGTATATTTTTTATACAGCCCCATAGACGTAGGGGTAGGGGGGATAAAATTAGTAGAGGTGCTGAGGTATTCTCTAATTTCAATTGCATCGCCTTCTGCTAACGGCGCTGTAATTGTTATGAAACTGAATGCAGAGTTAAACACGTAATCTTGAGTGTTTATAAGTTGTAACCCGTTTTTGTAAACATACACAGCTCGGCTGCTGAGAGTTGTCAAGTCAAATCTTTCTGACAATGTAAATGTAGTGATACCAGTATCTTCTACTACTGTTGTCAAGGCAGTGTAGGCTCCTGCACCGATCATGTCTGAATCTGCAAAAGCGTCTTGCGCTGTTTTTACTGAGGTTAAGCTGTTGATTATGTCATCAACAAAATCAATTGTTTGATCATTATAATCAATTTCTGTAGCTCTTTGCAGGAAATTGTTTTTGAAATCTGTATATTCTTTTTTTGCATGCTGGATTGCTTTGACGATATTGTGAGTTTTATCACACAATGACATCACAGCCAGCGGTGTATTACCGCTGTGTTTTAAAAATCGTTTGGCAAACAGTCTATAATCTTCAAGATCTCGTAGGTTACTTACTCCGGGTAATTTTCCTGTAAATTCTTTGTCCCATTCTATTGCGCTGGCTATGTGATCAACCGCCTCACCTAAAGTAAACGATTTTATAGGTGCGTTAAACGGATTTTTTTCTAAGCCAACAGGTATTTCATAGTAACCTTGATCTGGGTCAACATCTGTGATGAGTTTGATTACTACAACATCGTTAACTGCAAATGTTGTACCAAATACAAACGTTCCTAATTTTCTTGTCCACGAACCTGTATATTTTGTGCCATTCAAGTAGAAATTTATTTCAGGATCGGTGGTCAGGCTTTCCCATTGTATCGTAGTAAATGTTAGAGTATCAGTAGCTGTGCTTACCAGTTGGTTATCTATTATAGGTTGTAGATATTTAGAATTCAATTGCTGCCAGCCATTGGCATAGTTAGATCCTAATTTATAAAACCCGGTGGATATCTTTTTGTCTACTGGTAGATTATTAATAGTGTAACGAAATGTGTCAACATCCCAATCATAATCAAACTCAATATCGCCTATGTTATCTATGTTGAGATAACTGATCTGAATGCCTAATTCTGTATCAATTCTTGCATTGCCTGGCTTATAACTTAATATACTCGAACCTATAAATTCCGAGTCCGGATAAGTTGTATGATCGCCAAAACTAATTTCGTTTCCGTCAAAGACATCAAACAGTGGTGCTTGATTTACCGCAGTTTTAGGTTGGCTAGATACCCAATCAGTTCCGTTAAAATGGAACATCAGTCCTTTGTTTACGTTGCCTCGTCTTACTGTGACACACTGGCCAAGAATTGATTCTGTGTCATCACTTTCTCTAAGATGTATTTGTTTAGAATTATTATGGGTGATAAACTCTACTGTGTATATTTTATTATTGACTAGATTATCTTGGTCGGCTACAACTAATATCCTTGCACCGTCGAATAGAAATTCACCGTCTATGTTATATCCTCTAGATCCCTCAACGATAGAAAAAATATCAGTGGTTGCTGTATCTATGTAATCCACACTTTGTTTAGCAATTACTCCATGATTAAACAGTTGCAGGCCGGCACGAAATTCTATGATCGGTCGTTTAGCTCTTGCTGTTTCGTTAGCTGGAAAATCTTGACCTCTTAACTGATATGCCTTTTCTAAAATAGATCTGTGGAACCAACGATTGTATCTGCTCCACGGATTATTATCTGCACTATCTCTTGCGATGGTTATATAATCTTTTGACGCGGCATATTCTGTGGCATCATCAAACGGCTGTGTATCAAATCCGTCATTGTCAAATAATACTTCAGGGACTGCTGAACTAAGTATCGGTGCTGCTAGATCGCTGAATCTAGTCAATGTAATAGCTGTGCCTACTCCTTCTACTAACCATGTATCAGTCGCATACGCTTCAGGAGTAACATTGCCTGTAAATTCTACAATCATTCCGTTACTGAATTCAACTCCGTTACCGCTGGTGTATGTAGTTTTTCCAATGATATCAATGCCTACATTGACAAAAGTGTTTTCTTCTATGTCTGCAATAATAAATCTGCCGAACGCATCTGGTGTAATTTTACCTTGGTAATACAAAGTGTCTGGTGCATCGTACGGTACATCAAAAGTCAATATGCCGTTTTCAATTCCGTTATTGATTACTCCTTTGTTGTAATCTAACGAATTACCTGCACTGGCTGGTTCGATGTATTGCCAATCTTCACTGTCTATAGTGATTGAACTTGCATCTAGACTGGTAACATCTCGTATAGCCCGCCATAATTTTGAATCATATACTACCACACTGCCTTGTGGGTAACTTCTAGTGGGCTGAAATAATAAACTGCCTGTATCAAAATTAGTGCGAAGCACTAACCCTTCTCCTGGAGCATTTACACGAAATTTGTAAGTTTGTCCTCGATATAGGGTCAGCGTGGGATTATTAGTATATGCATCAGGAGTGAATACAAACGAATTTTTAGTAGTTCCTAACACAACTTTATATGTGCTGTTGACTGTTGCACTTTGACCCGCGATGCTAATACTGCGTGGGCCTAGCGGTTCCCAGTAGTATTCTCTATAGTTAATAAACTTGTCCCAGTCTATTGGGGGGTCCCAAGTGTAGTGGGTTTGTCCAGTAACTTTGTCATCACGTTCGATAGTGTTACCGAAAAATTTCAATTGATTTTTAACATCAACATAGTCATAGAAATTTTCTATCTTATCATGATTTTTAAATATTACACCGGGCTCCAGTTGATAACTGCTGCGCAATGTAGCGTCAGTGTCAACATAAACATCTTTGCCGTTGAAAGTTTTATCGTATCTGCGACCGATATATCCAACAACTTTGTCTAATACTCCGGGCTGAATTAACGGATCAACAACTGCAGATAAAAATTTATCATTAGCGGGAGTTTGAAAGATTACCGGAAGCAGTTCTACTGATCTACGGATAGGTAATTGACTGTTAGGAAAAAATTTATTGGCCATATTAGTAAGTGGTTGATACCATAGAATTGATGCTTGCGCCTACTTCAGATGCTGTGATAGCAGTAACTATTTCTATATCATCTACTGTAGCTGCGCTGATTAATATTTCATCGGATCGGCTTTGTATTTCAAAAAGACTGCCAAATGATTGAGCAGGTTGTCTTGGCACAATAACTATGTTGGCAAGATCCGGTGCTACAGTGTTTAAGATATATGTGGTCAATTCGCCCATATAGAACCTATCACCGAAGTCCCAATTGTTAATATCAAAGAAATTGTTAATAGCAGTAATTACTCGAACTTTGAGATCGTTGTCGTTGATCGACCGACTTTGATTTTTTACAACTTTAAATACTGCCTGTAACTGCGGCTCTGCTTTAGCGCCAAATAAAATTTTATATTTTACAGGATGATATATGATGTCATCACTAATGGATTTGATCGACGATAATGCTGTGCCGAATGTGGTTCTCAATGCTTCACTGGTAGGTGCCACGGGTTCTATATCTGTTCCACCTGTGAGATATGTTCTATAACTTTCGTCGTAACTTCTAATCAACAAATAGATGTCAATGATATTACTGGTCGACGGATCTATTCTTCTGTCTACGCTGGCGTTGTGAAGGTATTGGAATTTTAAATTTCTTCGACCAATCGCAGCTGTGTACTCGTTAGCAATAATCAATGTGTTAGTAGTGCGGTCGACTCGTTTTACTATATCTTCGGCAGAGTCATAAAAATATATCAACTGCTGATCGGGGTAGGTCACAGTGTCATTAAAATCAATTCCTGCTTCTTTTGGTCTAATTAGAATTAGATCTGTTGAGTTGTCTATCAAAGTACGAATTTTTGTTCCGTATATGTCGTTTGATGATAGGAAGAATAAAAAATTTAAATCCTGATTTAGACCAACAATGTTTTCAAATGCTTCTGGATTATCTATAACCCCGTCGTCGTCCGAATCTCTAAAACTTAATTTAATTTCAGTAGTGCTTTCGTAACCATCATCAAATTTTATTGTATCGCTGACTTCAAACGGCACATCTTGTTTTAATTGAGTGATGAAATCTTTTGAAGTGTTGATTCCTAACACTTTAATTTGATCCTTAACCACTGCACCTACTTGATCGTTGTAGCGTTTTTCGTTGCTATCGAAATAGAATCGATTTTGGTTCACACTTCCAAAAATATAAGACTGTTTTCTAATTCTAACTGTGTAACTGTCGGGCTGTTTTACAAACGCCACTATCCACGAACTATCAATATTAGTGTTAGTAGTGTCTCCGGCTTTGCCTAATGTAAAATCATTTGTGAGATTTAAATTGCTAGACGTTATCAATTTCCATTGAGATTCTGTAATTTCATATCGAAGTGCAAAAGTTTGATTATCGAATACTTGGTTGACAATTTCAGTCTCTAGGGCTACGGGTAAATCGCTGACAAATCTCGGTACTATACGCTGAGCAATAGCGCCAGTCGGAACAGGTTCGTTGAGAGTTATTGGACCTAGACCTTTAACATAACTACCGTCGCCTGTAACTTTGACGATCTTTGTCCAGATATATTCTGTTTGTTCAGCATCGGCAGCATTGGCTATTACTAATTTGCCTTTTTTAAATCTGTAACCTGTTGGTGGAACAAACTTCACGGCCGCATTAACTAACGCATATTTCAAGTTACTTGTAGAATAACTGCCCACTCTAAGTTGAGAATTATCTATGATATTTTTAAAATAGCCTGTACTGGTGGCTGTGGTAACTGATTGCCATGTTGTGTTAACATCTGTAAACAGTATCTTATCAAAGTTTGTAAAATAAAAATTATAAACTTCAGCTTCGGTGAATACCGGCTCTATTCTGCGCCTTATGAAATTAATAATGTCTATTCTACTGGTAAATTTAAATGACAGAATTGATTCGTCTTGTTGTTTATAAAGGTAGCCGTCATCACCGAACACATTTATACTGCTGTACTTTCCGGTGGCGTCAAGGATGTCAAAATTTCTACTAATACCGCTGGATGTTCTATTCACTGCTTTAATTTTTACAATATTCTGCGAACCTAACAATGGTGCTAGATTATAATCTTCTGCAGTGATCATTCTATTCTGGGTGTAGTAAACCGCAGGTGCGTTGGCACGAATGTTATCTATATCTTCTGATGCAGCTGAATTTGCCACAGTGCTTTGTAAAGCTAATCCTATAGTCAGTGTGTGCTCAACATTATTTTTGTTTCTGTACAACACAGAAATATTAATACCTCTTAATTCATTAGGGTATATGGTGTACGACAATCCATTGCTGGTTCTATAAAACACCCTGAAAGCCCCTTGAGGTAGATTGCCATAGACGCCATCTGCAAACACAAGATCGATATTATCATTTTCTTTGGTGTTAATGGCATAGATGTTACGTATGTCTTGAGTGACACTGTTGTAGGCAATATTGTTACCTACCAGTGATGACACTTTGGTCCATTCTTCTATTTGGGCGCCTAATGAATTTAAAGAAAATAACCATACATCGTCATTGTTGATGTTGCCTGCGTCAACAGCAATTTTTTCGTTAGTGGTTGGCACATCAACTGTGAAGTCTGCTAATTCTAATGTACCTTGTTTAAACTGCACAAAGAATCCTGTGTTAACACTGCCTGGACCGGATCCATCGTTTCTATAGATAAATCCCATTTGATTGCCGGGCACAGGTGGCTCTTCGTAGATGTTTTCGCTGTTTTTAAAAGCGGTGCTAACTATCTCAAAGCTCACGCCTCTGCTGGCCACAGTCTTGGTAAAGGAGAACAACGGAACATCAGTGGTCACTGTACGAAATCTATACTGTTCTGTAGGGATGCCCTGAATAGTAGCAGAGCCTTGGCTACGACCAAATTCTGTGTTGTCTGCCATGGCAGAATTTAATACAGTGAGAAACTGTTCTAACCAGTTGGCATTGGTAGGGTCGTTCCAAGTTATTAACTGTTGTGCAAGATTTTTTCCGTTGCTGTCTATAATAGTATCAGTGGTCGATACTGTTGTAAACTTCAATAAACCGCTGGCTGCAACTGTACGTTTAGCATTGTAACTAAGCATGCGAGCGATACGTAATACGCTTTCTTTAGTCTCGGCTAATTCAATAAAATTTTCGCGGCTGGCAAGATCTATACGGAATGCCAGACTTTGACCTAGAAATGCCACAGCATCTATCAGTGCCATATACTCTGACGATTCTATATAGTCATTAAAGTCTTCTGGATAGTTTTCACGAAGATATGTGATAATAACTCTTCGCAGGTTTTCAAAGTCGTAGCTGCGGAAATCAGCGTTTCTAAACGTCTGATAGATCCGAGTCCAATCTTGATTTAGTATGAGATTGTTTTGTCTGCTGGTTGTGGTCATACCAATATTTACCCTTAAAAATAAACTGCTTAGTTAATTACACTATTGTTTTTGTCAAAGTTCATGGTCATACGTTCTGTGATATTAAACGGAATATACACTAAGTCTGCCTGTATACGCATGCCCTGGTCTGTGCTGTCTATGTTAATTTCAGTGACTGCAAATCTAGGATCGTAGTTTATGATAGCTTCTACATCCTTGGCTATAATTTCTTTTACATCGGGTGTAAATGGCTCAAACAACATGTCCCAGATCACGGTGCCAAATTCTGGGTTTTCCAACTTTTCACCTTTGCGGATATAAAAATGATTGATCAAATCCTGCTTGACAAGATTAATGTCGTAGAGTTTAAAATTCTTATTCGCTTCTTTAGAGCTAAATCCTTTGTAGGTGAATTGCCCTTGATTCTGAGTCACTGTAGCAGAACGCTGTGCTGCTGTTTGTTGATTGTATAGTCTTGTGGCCATAATTAAGTATTCCTATCCGTTTTATCCGGTGTCAATAAGTCAGGTGCTCTATGCTCATGTAATGCCCAGGGTTCATGCATAGGTATGCGCTTCATGAAGCTTTTCACAATGCCGGCTTGGTACCGCTTGTCCCAACCGGCTGCTGTGCTGGTAGCTGGATTGTCTCTGAGATCATATGGCTTCACAAAATCAGCAGCCTCAGCAGTTTCTGCGTTATTCGGACCATTGAAATTGATTTTAGTACCGTTGAGTTTAACTTCAGCACCACTGCCAAGATTTATGTCTGAAGTAGAGCTAATCTTAGTTTCTGCTCCGGACGCAATGTCTAAATCGTTATTAGTGGATATCTTGGTCTTGGCTCCTACTAATATATCAAGGTTAGCACCCACTGTGAGTTTGGCATCGGCATTAACTAAGAACTCCATGTCGGTGGCTATTTCCACATGCCACTTGCCTGATTCGGTTCTCATGTTGATATTTCTGCCTGCTTCTAAATTTATATCTCGAGCAGCACGTATGTTGAGATCCTGTTGAGTATGTACACTGATGCTGTCTTCAGCAAATATATCTATCTTGCCGTTACTGGTAAGTTCAATCCATGCTGTGCCTCGAGCATTCGCTATGTAGATCAAGTCTTCTGAATTGTGCATCAGGATCTGGTGACCAGTTCTAGTACGAACTCTAAAATATTCACTGGCTGGAATCGTTGGAGATCCTGTGTCGCCTTTTCGTTGATTAGCAGGATCTAATAAATCGATATATTTTACCGGTCCTTCAGCAGCAGATTTTTCTCTGTGGAATCTATCATTGCCGTCATCCATAACCAACTGTGTGCCACCTAGTCTACTCACTGGCACTGTGGCTACACTGTCTGCCTTGCCTATCTGTTGTTTTTTTGCACTGGCTCTGCGATCAAGAGGACCGGGTGTACTGATACCAAATACCATGCTAGGAGCTTCTCGCCTTGGCGATGAAGTTGTGAATCCTCTAACATCATCCTCTAACAATCCTTGTTCAAGGAATCGATCTGCTATGGGGTGTACTACTCTAGGATATTTTTCCGGATCAATTTCTTGTGTTTCACCATTAATACGTTTGTTGACTTCTGCTACTGGCAGCGGCAAGGTGGTGTTTCCGTATCGTTTTTTATCTTCGGCATCTAGGCTGTTTACTGTACTGCCAGCTATAGCTGGTACCATGTGATTAATATTAATACCCGGTACACAAGCAAACCAATAGCCTGCTGCAGGATCGCCGTTTACAAACAGCACCAATACGTTGACGCCTACGTCTGGTGGTACAAACCACATACCGTATGATTTTTGTGTGTCGCTGAATCCATCAATGGTGGATTTTGTTCCATCGTTATTTCCCATAAACTCAAATGGAGTGTAACCGAAAAACGGAGATGCGTATTTTACAATGAAAGTCTGACTGTCATCTCCCGCAGCGTTGGCTTGATCTTTTAGCAGAGTAACTTCAATTGATCCCATAAAAGATGGGTCAAGATGGCTGATAACTCTAGCGATATAAATGCCAGTGGTAAGCCCACCACTTCTGTCTGCGCCGTCGACTGACGATCTGGATAATTCTGCCATTAATTTTGTCCTAAGTCTCTGTAATATCTAAATCCCACCACCCGAGTGGGTTGGTTAGATGTAGTTGTTGTGGCTCGTTGGCCGTTGGTAGCTGTGCTGGTATTTGTATTTGCGTTGGTGCCGGTTACATTTGTAGCGGTGCTGTTATCAATCGGAGATGTTTTAGGTGGTTCTTTGTCACCTATTTCAACAGCAGGAGTGGATGCTTTGTCTACCACAGATGCTTTGTCTCCGGTTACAGTTTCATTAACTTCTGGTCCTTGCGGGCCTGGCATTCTTATACATTTTAGTTTCTGTTTCCAGTTGCCGTCATTGAATTGATTCTCGCAGCTGACGATCCTATATATACCGCCAAATGGGCTTTCTTTACCTGCAACTGAAAAGTCATATAATCCTGTTAAAGTGTTGACATCTGCAGGAGTTCGCAATGATATGTAGATATAGACGTTGCCACTTTCATAGTTCATAGTCCCGTCGTCGGTAATCTGAGCAGTTGGGCTTGGTGCGCCTGTGAAATAGTTAGACATACCCGAATCTACTAACCAATAAGGATCGCCTAAAACTTCAAGATTAATAGTTACCATGTCTGCACTACTGCCGCTGATAAATGCATCTTGAAAATTTTCAGCTACGTTCTGTTCTACACTTTTATTTTCCGTTCCGCCTTTATATCCCTTCAGCAGTCTAGGATCACGTTTAGGTCTAGCCCGTCCTGTTTGTGCTGACTGCACTTCTGTGGCCTGACCTTTACCTGCTTTAGTAGAAGAAGGTCGTACTTCTGCTGCTTTTTGATCTTGGTTGCCGGTGTTTGCAGCTTCTGCTTCTGGTTTAGGATTAGCCCCTGCATAGAATAAATTATTAATTTCGATATTAAAACTGAGAATATCAACATTTTGTCCCGTATAGATGTACTGGTATTCTTTAACTACATCTTTCATTAGTTCAGCATAACCCACAGGTGCTGACGTAGCATTAGCAAATATACTTTGATGCACCAAATACGGTACTACTCGGTATGTGATTTTCTTAGCGTAGTCACCTGTCAACTTGTCAAATTTCAGCAATTCAATCTGTATGTCTAACTTGAACCATTTGATAAATCCCTGAGGAGTAAGAAATTTAGGTTCTAGGGCATTAGTAGCGTATTCCGAACTAAGAATCACTTGATTGATAATCGAAGTCAACGACTGGCTCTGTCCAAATTGAAACGCTCGAGTTTTAGGATCGATAGTCATACCATCTCGTTTCAACACGCCTGTTTTTTCATCGTATTGATCACCGGCACGTTTAAAAACTGCTCGTCCACCTGATGATTGATCAAATCCCAAACTGGCAGATGCTATGCTGTTCTTATCTAACAACTGCGGATCTGTTTTAATCATAGAAGCCTGGACCGCAGTTTTTAGTAATGCTGAAGGATCATTGGGATCAACTGTGGCTCTTTTTATTTCTGCTTGATTACCTGCTGAACTTTGCCAGTCACTGGAAAGTATTGGAAACTGTATAACATACTCATCTTTTTCTGTGATTTTTCCTTCAGCCTTAAGTTTTTCTTCATTCTTATTAAGATAGGCCATAAGGCTGGTATCACTGCCTGATAAGAGATCAAACACGTGACCGTTACCGCTGGCAGATATCTTGACGTCACTGTATGTGGTGTTGACTGAATCTGAAAAAGCCTGATGATTATAAGGTATTGCTTCTACCTTATAAACACTGCCACCTTCGTTGACTGTGAACTTCGTAGAGGAAAGTTTCATTACGAAATACTTGGGTTTGATCTGAGATAAATTCTGCCCCAATTCACTAAATCCCTGAATATCCATCCGCAACACAAAAGGTGCATTATCTAAGTAACTGAGGTACCCTGCCTTGATTGCTGCTGTCTGCATACTCTGTAATAGCAGTCCCATAGAGTGTGGTTCGATGATATCAAACGAGAATTTCACAGCATTACTGTTGCCTGTGGCTTCGTTGGCTCCTATCACCGTCTGCATGACAAAGTTATTAACATAGTATTCAGGAGATCCAAAAAATGTAGATACCCTATCTGCATCAAATCTGCCAGCAGACGAAAACACTAAATTCTTCAATGCTCCAGGAGTGTTTCGATATAATTTTGGATCGTTAAACTGCTCCGGAGTCAAGCAGGCCATAGTCCACAAAATATTAGAACTGGCAAACACTTCCATAGGATTTCTAACCAGCGAGGGAAGATTTTTCTTTGCTGAGGCAGCAGTAGTGTTTGATTTTGTTTCTTGTTTCGATGCACCATCTTTGATCGGATCGCTCGGTCTCGCCGGCACTTCTTCGGTCTTTCTAAACGCATATCCTATTGGTATAGAACTATTCGTGGGATTAGCTATAACCACGGAACCGTCGGGCTTAAATGCTATGCCAAACCCTTCAGGAATAAATCTTGCTACCATTTAGACTCCTAAAAACTTTTGTAGATTTGTTTTCTTAGGAAGGAATATTACTACTCCTGGTTCGAAGTCATAGATAGGATCTTTCAACACACTCATATTTCGTTGCACAAATACCCACCATAGTTTTGCACTGCCATAAACGTCATAGGCCAACAGATCAGGTCTGTGTCTATATTGGTTTTCTATCACATATCTAAAATCATCTGGTTCAGACGGCACTGGGCGTATCTCTAATAGATCAAGATAAAAGGTATTCTGTCTTGTGTCTGACCACGGACTGGTTTTTGCGTAGTTAGCCATTAGATATATCCCACTTCCTTGTCACCAGACATCTTGCCTCTAGCGTAGTCTTGTAGGCTGAATTTTCTCAGTCCTTGTCTACTGTACACAGGAGCAACTACCACTGTGATGGTGCTTAGTATAGGTACCCAGGTATATTTCTGATTGTTAAACGGATCGCACTGAATATAGTTAACATCATCTTTGAAATCCACTGAGAACGATTTTATAATCACAGGTACCTTGTCAAACACATGACTGCCGTACCCTGTGAGATTACAAATTATAGGCGGATTGCCAGCGAGGTCGCCTTGGCCAAAAAACATTTTTGTGGCTGTCTTGAAAAATGTCGTAGCAGCTATCCAGTATGCAGCATCTGCTTTGGTTTCGCAACTGAATTCTCCGCTAATTGAAATATCATCCACCACGCTGTTTTTATAACTGTACTGTGAGTAGTTGGCATGAGTAATAGGAATGGTATTGTATTCTGCTTTGGTACTGACTGTGATGTTAGGCATGTATGGCCAAACCACACCGCCGGTCTGTTGTAGAACTGCAAATAAAGGACTGTTAAAAATATTCCACTCACAGTTTATGCGCACACGCCAGTCATCTTTACTGCCGGCATTCAACTGTATTGCCTGCCCTTGCGGCA